TTAAAGTGAGCGTGCGGGGATTCGAACCCCGGACAACTTGATTAAAAGTCAAGGAATCAAATCTATGTTAAACCGCATAAACTCTATTGTTCTCAATTTTGGTTGGAACGAAAATGGAACATTCTCGCTTCAACGTTGTTTATAATATCACATCATTTTCGACAATGCAAGCATTATTTTTAAATTTTTATGTAAGTTGCTGAACAGTACCCTGTCTTACCGTTATATTTAACTTTATGCCACGCACTACCTTTTTTGACAATCTCTACTGTTGCACCCTTATGGATTCTATAAACAATATCGGATTTTGTGTTCGCACTCTTTCTCATAATCAACGGGTCATGTTTCGTGATAACTGTTCCATAGACTTTTGCTTTCTTTGCTTCTTTCACTGTTGTTCCTGCAATGTCAGCTTTGAACTTCTTCCACCCCTTATTATTCTTTCCAATCCATGGGTCTGGACAATCCTTGCCGTTTACATCCCAGTGACGAATAACGTGGTCTGCATCAATGTCGTACTTCTTCATATAGTATGTAACCAACCACACGAGATCGTTGTATACATCCGCAGGTACACCACCAACACAATTGCACATTTCGATGCTTAAGGTGTTTGCATTTGTAGCAACTTTGTATTTGCTACCTGCACCATTTTTTAAAGTGTAGCATCCACCTACTGCCCATGCTACCCTCTTAAGAGATACAGACTTATATACTACTCCGCTACCATCAATAAAACAGTGGGCAGATGCATGTCTGTTTTCTCCTTGGAAATATTTGCAGTTATTCAAAGCTGTGTCGCCTTTGTTTCCTGTGAAATGCACTCCAATAAATTTAATATCACTTAATTTTCTTTTGCCGCCATAATTTGACTCATCGGCAAATTTGTTAATAAATTTCATTTTACACTTCCTCTTTGTGGGTAATGTTGATAGGTTCTTCTGTTAAGTCCGCAGGTCCTTGATAGTCTGGGTCTACTGCCTGTCCTAATTCTTCATAAGACATTGCATTAACACTGTCCCCGATTCCTTTTGTCGTTGGGTCCACCAATACTCCGAGAGTCACTAAGATATTAAGGATGATACCTACAAGCTGTGATACTACATCCTGTGCGATTGGTGCTGTGATACCTAAGATTCCTAGAATCTGATAGATAAATGCAATTAAGGCAGAAGCCAATGCTACTAATGTTGCTTTATTTTTGAAACGTAATTTAAGATTCATAGTTTCTCCTTTCATTTATTAAGTGTTTGTGTTAATATGTGAATGGAGATTTTCTTCTTTCTTAATCTCCATTTGTAATTTATTTACACCTTGCTTCATGCAGGGTGTTTTTTTATTTATACGTTAAATAGTGATTTTTCAAGTTTACAGTATAAAACCTATGGCATTGATGGATTTGCTATTAAAAAAAATAGTCAGTTAGCAATGATTTATATATGGTATGGCAAAAGTTTGACAGGCGGTAATACAAATCAAACTTTATTAACATTGCCCAACGGTATTACATTTAACAATGAAGTTTTCGCTCCTTGTGAAATCATTGACGGAAGTTGGACTCCACGTGGAAATACTGGGTACATAACTATACATAACAATACAGTGGACATAAGATGCAAAGATACAACATCTTACGGTGTCGTAATAGCAAATGTGATTGTTCCTGCATCATACATTAATATTTCATAGTTCTATTAACTAAATAATGATTTTTCTTTCGATTTTACATTAGTTCCAAACGGCAACTTAAAAACCTATTTGAATGTCTTTAAAGTCAAAAATAAGCTTATTATAATTGGTGGCATTGACGTTCCGTTTCGATGGGAAAAAACATATTCTTTTTTGACAATAAACGGATTGACTGCCGTAAAATCTGAAAGCTGTATGTTAGTACATGTTCAAGCGAGTGGACAGGAAATCACATTGTTAAACATTCCTAAAGGTGGCAATCGAGATTTAATGCATACACTAATTAGTGATTTAACTTATAAAAAGATTGCGTCAAATATTCCAAGTTCAACAAAATATACAATTCCAAGTGAATATAAAATGGCAATTCTTGTTGCAACAATTAATTATCCTAATGCAATAAGTCCGCAATTCACGTTCATGTTTCCAAATTTAACAGAAACAAAGCGTATATCTGATGGTTACTGGTATGACAACACTTATCACGCAAGCTTTATGGCATGCAACGATGGAAATGTTGTTTACTTTGCTTCAAATTGGCAAGTAGTGTCTCCAACAGGTACAGTTACTTATGATGTTTATGCAAGGTAAGTTAATTATCAAATACGATTCCACCTTGGTCTATATATACTCTAGGTGGAGCAATTACCGTATAATATCCCCATTGTTGGAGATTACAAATTTGTATAGACGTACCGCTTGCACGGCAATACACGTTACTAGATATAATGTTTGATGTGCCGTCAATTTGAACGTTTGAACCACTTACATTTACTATAATTAGAGAGCATATTGGACTTCCATTCCCGTTTCCATAAAGAAGCAAAGCAAACTTATCACATGTTTTTTGAACTGTAGTATAGTTTTCTATTGATATATAGAAATCATTACCAGAACCACTTGTTTTTAGCACAATGTTCCTTGATCTATTTGTTAAATCACTATTTAACGTAGAAATATCTGATTGTATTTTACTTATACTATCTTCTATATTTCCAATCCCTAATTTAGTTTTTATCAGAGACACGATCGTTGACCACTTAACCTTACTGGCGGTACTCCCACCAGTAAGCATGTAATCATCATCTGATATTGTCTTTTTCTCTGTTAAATCCGATATATGTACTAAAGGTATATTGATTGCCATAACATCACTCCTTAATTCAACTTGTTTTCTCTGACGTAGCTTCTGATAGCATCAATGTGCTTTTTAAGTTCTTTATCTACTACCCAGAAATTTTCTTTTTTATTCTGTGACAATGGTTCTCCTGTGTTATCGTCAATCTCATTGTATGTGTATGATACTCTGTCTCCACCGTCAATATTTAATACCATAAAGCTACTCAACTGTTTCATTTAACATTTCCTCCTGTTCTTTAATCAAATCGTTGATTTCTTCCATATATTCTTTCTCATAGTCAATCACTTCTTCTTTTTCTGAGTTATCGAATTTTTCAAGTCGTTCAAATTCGTAATCTTTCTGAATTGCTTTGATTTCCCACGAAAATTTAAGGTTTTCAGTGCCTCGAACGACAAAGTAACTATCGGTCTTTTCTTCTACCCATAAATCGCCTTGCCCCTCTTTCTGCAAGAATACTTGGTACTCAACACCTGTGTTTACTGTCTCTGAAAATATATCGTCAATGTCGATGTAACACTTTCCTTTATCATCAGTTTGTGCCGTTCCAATGTCTCCAAAATATGGGGTTGCTGTTTCATAACAATACTGCTTTCTTGTATCATAATTTTCTGTATCTATTATTCTGTTTTTTTCTCCGGTAACAGACAAACTTCCGCCAATAGTAACTGGCTGATAAAAACTTGATCTTTCTTTTCCAAAATGAAATTTATATTCACTTACCGACCCAAGATAAAGTGATTCATCCGTCATATGCATTGTTATGTCTGTCTGTACTGTAATTGGTCCACTGCTGTTATTTTTTAATACAATCTCATCTGGGGACAAAATCGCACATGCACCAGTTCCATCCTTGTTTTCAGATAAATATATACCACCGAACACGTCTGGTGTTATACACACATATGATATTGGCTTTTCTCCCATGCCTGATATATAATGCGTTACGACTATCCCTTTCGTGTTTATGTCAACAATTTCATTGTCATTTGCATCATAAACGTGCATTTGTCCATTACCGTACGTGTTTGCTTTTCCACCAAGATTTAATGTTCCACCTCTAGCATAAGTAAAATTGATATACAACTTACCGTCAGACCCACGATAAATACCTTGCCATGCTCCGTCGTTGGTCAGCAGATTGAATATATCTTCGTGAGTCAGTGCATCTACGTCAATGGCTACTGGAATTGTCTCAATATCCAACACCTGTGAAAATCCACCTGCGGCATACATCGTACACCTTAACGCTGTAAGATTTCTTGAGATACCGATACCACTTGAACCGCTTGCAGTAACACCGCTTGAACCACTTGCTAGCACAGAGTACAGTGCATGGGTAATGTCAGTTTCATCTGAGGATGAAGTATAAACGGTCGTGTATGTATCTCCGTCCGTTGTTTCCTCAATCTTGAATCGACACTTATAAGCTGTACGTGCTGTTGCTGTACCGTCACGGTAGTAACCAGATAATGTAATGTAGTTCGGCACAATCGTGTTGTCCGCAGACATTTTCACGATACTTGACGATGTTTCCATGAAGTACGTTCTTCCTGCACTTCCTTGCGGACCAGTTGCTCCCGTATTCCCTTTTTCTCCCTGTGGTCCTGTTGCCCCTGTCTCTCCCTTGATTCTTGCCCAAGTGTAAGCACCAACCGTTGTAGGGTCTGCTTGGTTATAGTCGGTGCAAGTTCCGATATATGTTCCAACGTCCTCTCCCGAATTAGAAGTGAACGTCTTACCGCCATCGTTACTATACTTAACATGGAAATATGGTGTTTTACCGTCCGCACCTGCCTTACCTGCCGTTCCATTCGTTCCGTCATTGACAGTCTGTGTATGTGTTCCATTTTTATCTGTAATTGTGATGGTTGTTACTGTACCGCTTTTTGAAATTGATACTGTCGGAGATACACCGTCATTTCCTTTAGCTCCTTGAATACCCTGTTCGCCTTTAATCTTCGCCCAAGTATAAGAAGCTACTGTCGTTGGATCGTTTAGGTTGTAATCTGTGCAAGTACCAATGTAATCTCCTACCGTTTCGCCAGAATTGGAAGTAAAGGTTTTTCCACCGTCATTTGAGTATTTGATGTGAAGATAAGATGTTTTTCCATCAATACCGTTAGTACCTGCGATACCCTGTGTACCTTTTTCTCCCTGCAATCCTTGGAATCTTGCCCATGTATATTTAGATGGGTCGCTTGAGTCGGCTTCTGTAAAGTCCACGTATGTTCCAATATAGGTAGATGGGGTTTCAGTCATTTGAGAAGCTGTTGTGGGTTTTGCCACAGAACTATACTTAATGTGAAAATATGTTGTATCTCCACTAGCACCCTTAGGTCCTTGGATTCCTTGTTCTCCTTTTGGGCCTTGAACACCTTGTAGACCCTGTGGTCCTTGGTCGCCTTTTTCGCCCTTTTCTCCTTGCGGACCTTGGATTCCCTGTTCGCCCTGTGGCCCTTGAGGTCCAGTGGCACCCTTTTCCCCTTGCGGTCCAGTAGCACCAGTTTCTCCCTTTGCACCCTGTTCTCCTTTAGCTCCCATCTTACCGATGGAATATGTTGTGCTTGTGGTTTTATCAGAGTAAGTATATATGGTCCTCGTCCACAGATATTGATTTTCTGCAACGTTTGGCGGTGTTTTGCTCCATGTTCCTGTTGGTGCTACCGTTCCGCTGTTGGATGCTTGATAAGTCGTTTCAGAACTTGTGATACTTCTACCGCTTGCTCCAGTTTCTCCCTTATCTCCTTTTGCACCTGTCTCTCCAGGGATACCGCCTTTTAATTTAGCAATGTCAAATCTTTTCGTAACAGAATATGTATTTAGGTAATTTGCTGTAATATCCACCCATCCAACGTCTGTTGTTAATGCTGTCACAGTGTATGTGTGAGTTGAATTGTTCCAAGAACCTACGACACCGCTTGACTTCTGCACATTATAAGTACAGTCGTTAGATATGTCGGTATGACCGTACAAAACCTGTGCTGTCGTGCGGCACTCTGGAAACGTTGTGTACTCTCCCTTATAATCTGTCGTGATCGCTTGATAATCGTTGTCCAGATTGATAATCATTGCACGAGATTTTCTTGCTTCTTCTAATGCCTTATTGGCTGTCTCATCGTCCGTGTACTTGTTAAGCTTCTGCCAGTCGGTTTCCACATAGCTTGCACCGTCCGCTCTTGCTACAACGCATGTAAGAATGTCTCCGTTTTGACCTTGATTCCACATATCCCCTGTGTCATAAGGTGGTGTAGGTTGTGTCAGAAATACACGGCATTTGCTGTTTGCTGTAGACTGTGCAAAAGATGCTGTCTGCAATGCTTTTGTAACGTCTGTATCTTGTACTAACTGCCACTTCCATGTGTCGCCATCTTTGAAGAATCTGTATGCATATCCTTTAGATTTCCAATAAAATAAGTCTCCCTCATGCTTCTTTTTATCATCTTCTGTTGTCCAGTCAGAAGCAGGGATATTTTTTAATGTTGGTTCGTAATCGTAGTAGAATGTCTCCATCTGTCCGTCTATTTGATTCTGCAAATCCGACACACTTTTTGTAACTGTTTCTGCAAAGTCTGATACTTTACCATCTGCATAATTTTTAGATTCTTTTACTGCATCACTAATTGCTTCTGGTGCTGTTTTGCCACCAATCGTGACGTTATCCCCAGAAATCTTTACAGTACCAGTCTCCATGTCTGCATAGAAGATGATATTTCCAGATTTATCTTTGACAGTTAATGCACCAGTGTTGATATAATCTGCATTAATACCCTCTGTATAAAGCAATCTTGCTACCATTTCCCCAGTGATCGTAAATCCGTAAGGATATGTCTTACCACCATCAATAGAGAATCCGATAACTTCCGATGTCAATTTAATAACATTCTTTGATTCTACTAATGTTGGTTTGTCATGCAAGTAATATATAGTCGAACCATCTAACAGTATTTCCTGCGTTGCATACATTCCATTACTGTTTTTTAATGCTTCTTGCATCTTATCTAAAGCATTTTGACGGTTGTTTCTTTCCTGTTCAATTAACTGTTTTCCTTGTATAATTGCTTTCTGATTACTTGATGTGTAGTTGCTCTGATTACGCAATGGAGATTCTGCACTATTCTTTAATGTTGTATACCCAAAGAATACAAAGTTTACATCTGTTAATACAGAATAAAAACTATTTTCTCGCCAGTCCGTAACTTTAATCTTATCCATAAACTCTGCTATTGGATAAGATATATAATCCATCGAAAATCCTCTGAAAGTCACATTTTCAAATTTTTCATAGATCCATGAAATAAGTGTTTCTTCATGCCCTTTTACTAATGGGTTTTCAATAGATAATACATAGCTATCTCCACCGACTTTTACAATTTCTTCTACATCTTCTTCATTTTCGTTACCATCTTCATCGGTTGTTGTCTTAGTAACAGTCTTTGTCATTTGTACACCTGTTACCTGCACATCATTTGTATCACTTGTCAAAGAATCATAAGCTTCAATATCATGGATACTACCGTTTTCGTAGTCAAAATCATAGGTCATTATCTGCAAACGTCCTGTACGGTCAATTCTTGCGTTTCCGCAAGCAATCATAGCAATAAATCCTATAATCTGTCTGTGCGTGTACTCGCTAGATGGCATGGTTGGTATTTGGAAATCGTTATGTAAAAAGTTACTGTCTCCAATCAAGATACCACAGGTATCACAACTATCTATCAATACACTCTTTGCTGTCGCAGGAAACGTCAATGCTGTGCTGTATGCCTTATCTGCTTTATACATATCATCGTATCCAACAATTGTTACAACACTTCCATAGGTTTCTGGTTGAGTGACAGTAAATGTACCGTATTCAATTTTTTCTGTTGTCTCTGATAATTCAAATGTTAGATACAGTCTGATTTTTGCTCCGAAGAAGTCATAATTGGATAAGTGATCATCGTCATTCATGATTTCTAACTGTACATTACGGCTGAGTGCAACACCTAAAGGAATGGTGTTAGCACCTGCCGCATCGACCAGACTATTATTATCTATTGAAAAATCATCTTCTCCTAATGGCAGTACAGTTCCATTCGCAAGCGTTACTTCTGCATTGCATTTAAAATCTTGTCGTTCTGTCATTAGCTGTTTAAATTCATCACTTACATTTATCATATCGGGTTAACCCCCTGCATATTGAAAGATATACTTGATACTTTTTCATGGTTATTTTTAAGTGTTTTTATCTTAATGTCCGATACCTGTCCGACATAAAACTTTGCTGTTCTCCACTCTCCGTAAAATACAGAAAAATAATGTAAATCAAAAGATTTACCACGTACCACCATTTCTAATATTTCCGTAACCTTAGACATTGGCACATCCGATGCACTGTATGTAAATCGCTCTACTGTGAACATCGGGGTAAACTTTCCTTTACCAGACTGTGCCCTCGTGCTACCTTGCGTATAGGTAGTTTCAAAAGCTACGGCTGTGTCTGAATCTGGTTGCCAGACTTTTTTATTATTGATTTTTATATAATCCTGTGCCATTTTTTACTCCTTTCTACGCAAGGCTGAATGGATTTCTACCATTACTCATTTGTCTTAGTTTTGCTTCTTCGATAAATTCATCAAACAACGTCCTGCGGTTAATCTGTGCTGTGAAATGATAATCCCCACCATTGTTACCGCTGTTGTCTGATTCTAAGGACTTCGTAACAGATAATAGCTGTTCAAGTAAATTAAGTACGTCATTATTGTTACTGTTTGTGCTGTTCTGCTTTTGTGCGATCACTGCGGATGCTTTCGCAGGTATTATCTTACCTGTAGCAATCTCTGGTGTTCTGAACGGTACATTTGCCAACTGTTCAGACTGATTCATAAGGGTTTTGAGTGTATCTGGAAAAGCTTTTTCCAAACCTACTGTAATACCGGCAGGAATCATCTTACCTACCGTATCTCTCATAAGTCTTGATGGAGAATGGATTCCAAAGAAATCTTTCACACCCTCCCACGCCTTTTGTGCAAGACCTGTCATTTTATCAACCAAAATCCATGCAAAATCTCCAACACCTTTTGCAATACCTTTTACTACATTCATTCCAACGCTGCCCCAATCGACATTTTTAAATGTAGTTTTCATATCTCTTATCGCAGATGTAGCTTTTTTTGATAATTCTTTAGGAAGATTTTTAACCGCTTCTATGATATTGGTCAATATTTTCCCTGCCGTTGTTTTAAGTCCAGACAATTTCCCAGTAATTCCATTGCCTATCCCTTTAATTCCGTTTTCTCCAAGTCCTTTGAGTTTAGACGGTAAATTCTTTATCGCATCAATCAAGCCATTGTATGTATTCTTCATAGCATCAACCGCAGTATTTTTTGCATTCATAATTCCGTTTTTAATACCTGTGATGAGGCTTTTTCCAAGTGATAGCCAATTATAAGCTGTAAATACACTGACGATTGCCTGCACAATCTTTGGCACGTTTGCGATCAATGTCGGTATTGACTGGATGAGACCTTTGAGCAAGATTGCGATAAGCTGTACTCCTGCAAGTAATATCTTAGGGGCATTATCGTTAATAACGCCTGCAATATTAATCACAATCTGTGGTACATTTTTGATGATGTCTGGCATTGCTTTTGCTATACCTTTTGCAAGATTTAACATAAGCTTTAAACCAGAATCTACTAATTTTCCTGCATTGCTTCTTAAGTTTGCAGTAAAACTCGTCAATGCTGATAATCCCTTACTAATAAACTGCTGTGTCCCATTTGTAATACCTTTTGCCAAGTTATCCATAAAAGACACACCAAGCTGTGTTAATGCCGTGATTGCTTTTCCTGCAACAGATATTGCACTAACAAATATTCCAACCCAATCAATAGATGTTAATAATGTTGCTAATTTTGTGCCAAGCTGTGACCAGTTTGTTGTAGTAAGTGCATTATCTAATGTTGTTAATATTCCTAATGCTAATCCAGATAAGCTTGTACCAATAGACTTAACATCTATCTGGTTGATCGCACCATTCAAAAATCCACTTATTGACGTTCCTATCTTTGCCCAGTTAAGAGTATTTACAGCTCCCTCTAACATTTGAAACGGAACATTTATTTTATTCGCAAACAACCGCCCTACATTATTCCAATTCACTTCATTGAATAAACCGTTGATACCTGTTGCAATTTTTAAACCAAGATTTTTCCAATTGATTCCCTCTATCAACAGATTCAGTGTGTTGACAATTGTATTAATACCTGCACCCACAGTACGTCCCATTAAATCCCAGTCTATGTGATCAACAAGACTATTGAATGTCCGTGTAAATGCGTTCACAAAATATGTAATCTTCGGGCCTACATTATCCCAATTGATGGCATCATAGATTTTTTGCAATCCTTTATTGATACCAGATGCAATGTAAGTCCCAAGTCCCTCCCAGTCCTCTTTTTTTATGAGGTTCTTAATTTTCTTAGCAATGTCCGCAATAGAAGATTCAATAGGAACTTTCTCAAACATATCTCCAATGGATGGACCAGTGTAACCACCGCCACCACCTCCACCGCCTGCGGATGGGGTAGAAGAACTAGGGGTATCGTTATCTTTTTCTTTTTGGTACTGTCGGATTTCATCCAGTCCAGAAAGATATGTCTGTATCTCTTTATTTGCTTTTTTTGTGGCATTTGCGTTATTCTTTGTGGCTTTTGCCGCCTTATTAGCACCACTGGATGTTTTATTCAATGATGCCGCATAATCTTCTTGTACGGCTTTCGCTCTTGTAAAAGATTTCTGTCCTGTCAGTGCCGCTATAAACATTCCTATATACGTGATTGCTTTCGATAACATATTCATGAATGCCGTTAATATAGGTGCAACTACGGACAAAATCGGTGCAAATGCTGTTGCCAAACTGTTTTGTAACTGAGTTAATGCTGACATCATAGAAGATATCGAAGCATTAGTAGCAGACGAATACTGTGCAAGGTTATTGATGCCTGTCATGATTCCACTGTTAACTTTAGAAATCATTCCAAAAACGGTAGAATATAATATACTCATACCGACCATTCGGCCAATAGAAAATCTTGCATTATTAGCACTGTTTGTAGTGCTTGTGAAGTTCTGTGCCAGTCCACCAAGACGTTTTCCAAGTCCAGATACGACTCCACCCATCCTACTAAAGATAGATGAAATACCGCCTGTCTTTGTCTTAGCACTGTCCGCAGACTGACTGACATTCTTAAATGATGAACCAAGCCTACTATTTGTGTTAACAAGTCCTTTTTCTTTTGCATCAGTCTTAGATATTTCCTTATTTAATGCATTTAAGGCTTTCTCACTTTCTTCTGATGCTGTCTTTGCGTAATTTTCTGTAATCGGTGCAGTACGTACTTTTTCTGTTTGTTGTGCGGTTGTTGTTCCACTGTCTAACTGCTTTTTCTTTGCCAGTAATTCGTCATATTGTCTGCCGAGTTTTTCCGCAGCACTCTCCAATGCTAAAAACGCAGGGGAAGAAGTTGCACTCTGATTTCTTGCAAAGATTTCTTGCTGTGCCGTTGCTACCTGTTCAAACTGTGTATCAAGGCGTTGCAAGGAATCTTCAAGAATCTGATATGCTGTTGTCTTAATATTTGAATTGCTGATTTCATCCTGTAACTGTGTTGTTTGTCCTAAATCGGTGTTTAAGGATTCAACACTCGTTTCTGTACCTGTGATTTCTGCATTTAATTTTTGTAATGCTTTTGCACTTTCTTCGCTTGCAAGACCTGTTCCACCAGTAAGCTTTGCACTTTTAGGTAGACCACTGTCTGCACTCGCTGTCGGTGCTTCTAACTGCTTTTTCTTTGCAAGAAGTTCTTCGTATTGCTGATCTAGTTTAGCCGCTGCACTTTCCATTGCTTGAAACGCAGGAGAAGAAGTTGCACTCTGATTTCTGTTGAATACATCCATCTGTGCTTTTTCCAACTCTGCAAGCTTCTGTCCTGTGGTTTCTATCGCTTTATCTAACGTATCAAGTGCAGTCGTTTTAATGTCGATGTTATCAAGTTTCTTTTCTGCCTGTGTGGTCTTTTCCAGTTCCTCAGCCACGGTCTTTGCTTTTTCTTCGACAACATCCATACCTTTTGTATCTGGTGCTTTTATACCGCCACTCATGGCTTTTTCCATTGATTTCCCAATGGTTTTCACTTGATTGGATAAACGTTTTAAAAGGGATGCGATTTCTTTCACACTTGCTTTTGCTTCGGTTGTATCAATCTCTGTTTTGATATAAATACTTCCATCCGCTTTTTGTGTAGCCATTCAATCACGCCCCTTTCCCATTCAGTAAATCGTTCAAACGTTTCTGTTCTTCTAATTCCTCTTCGGAATATTTAACATCTAGGTCAATAAGCGTTTTATTTTCTTTGTAGAACTCTCTTTCCCAATCTTCCAGTTTCTTTCCTTTGGCTTTCTTCATGCGAACACTAAGAATCTGCGAAAACAAAGACTCCCCAATTTCCATGTAAGCTCCTAAAAAAGTCCACCAATGTAAATACTGCATAGCTCGTATTTCTTTTCCAAGTACACGGTTAACAGATGGGATGATAACTGGTGCATCATGTTCCCAATCCATCACATGAGGTTGCTTCTTCCCATCATCTTTGATACCCATGTCAATAAATTCGATGGCTTTTTCAATAGCTTCTTCATAGTCTTGTGGTGGCATATTTCCAAAATCAACGTATAAAATGGTAAGGCAAACAATCCACTTTTCATCGTTTTCAAACTCTGGATCATTAAAAGTCTTTAATATATCCAGAATTGCTCGAAAATCTGTACGAATATCGTACTTAATGCCACCAACTACTATGGATGTAGGAAGTTCCCAAACTTCCATTATTTGTGATATTTAGACGTTGCCCTTTTAATTTTCGCCTGTTTCTTTTTGATTCTCTGGTCTGTTACCTGCTCAATAACGTCCGCAATCTCAACGATGATATTCTCAATAAAGAAATCTCCACTTTCTGTTAATGTCAGCGGATTGCAGATAGCAAAAACAGATTTAGAAGCTTTAGAGTTGAGTAAGTAATCAATCTGTTCTTCTAATCTGTCGGATAATTCCAGAATATCTTTTTCTGTTGCATCTTCTGGTACTTCCATCTTTTCAAGATTTGCAACTACCTCTTCGTATCTTCTAATGATATTTAAATCAACAGGATTGAAAGAAAATCTTCCAATCTCTGCATCATCTTCATTGGTCAGTACCACATTTAAGGCACCAGTTTTGACTTTTCTTCTTAATTCTTCCATTGCTTAACCCCTATTTCCCTGTGCTTGATGCATTTACTGAACTTGTAGCTGCTGTAAATTTACCTGTTTCAACGTTGTAAGTACCTTTTGTACGTTCTCCAACATAATTGACGGTAAATGGAATCTGATAACCAGATGTATCCCCACCGTAAGATGTAGGTGTTACATAACATTCCTGCTGATATGCTTCATAAGCTCCGCTTGTAGCTTCTTTCCACATATGTACTTCTACAGCATTTGTCTTTAAGTTGTCGTCTGTGTAACGATTATCAACAATTTCCTGCAATTTCTGCGATAATACAGAGTCAGCTTCTGCATAATAAGGGTCAGCTTCAGAAGATACTTCGTATCCGTTATGCTTAAATGTTGATTCTCCGATGATGTTTTTAGATGTTTCTGTGTCTGGATTCAGTTCGACATTGTACTCTTCTAAGTCTTTTCCCAGACGTTCATAACCAGATGTTCCGCCACAAAGTGAACCAGAATCTAAGAAATGAGCCATATATTTACGTGCAATTTTACCTGTTGTAACTGCCATTTTGATTCTCCTTTATCTTTTCAAGGTTAGTGATCTGCTTCATAATGCAGACCAGTTAATGTGTTATCTATCTATCAAAGTCATTTTGGTATCGGGCAGAAATATTGATTGCCCAATTTTCAGACCTGTTTTCGTTTGTGCTATCCAAATATGCAGGTGTCTGTCTGTCAATCGTTAAAAACTTTCGATCGCCTGTCAGAACCGGATATTCTTCTAGCTTATATGTATTATTGTTAATCGTGATTGCTTGCTTTTCTAACCACTTACCAAGGTTATCCAACCACTCTTTAATATCTGCTTTTCTCTTTGGTTTTGTACCGCTTGCACGATATATCACACAAAACGGATATAAGCAAACCTGCGTGACGTGTCCTGTGATGCTCTCTTTTTCGCTTTCAATCACTGCACCACTCATTGGAAACATTGCTTTTCCGCTTGCATCATCTAATGTAGAAAATGCAATTTCGTCTCCCTCTCTTAACTCTGGGAATTGATTTACCAGTTCTTGCAATGCTGTTGTGATTACGTCAAAACCATCAATGTCGTACTTGACTGGCTTCTTTTCTTCTGCCATTAACTTCCTCCTGCCTGCTTCTTAACATGAGTAACCCATGCTTTGCCGTGATTCTTCTTTGCTGTCTCAAACCATTTTGGAGTTGCTTTTGGATTCTGGTAACTTAAGTCAACTTTTGCATTGGTATGTCCTGCAAATTCGGTAACTAATACTTTCTTAGCGCCTTTTCTTGCCCACGGAGACCCTGTTAATTCGTCAACCATGCCTTTACCGTAGTACAAAAAACGTCCCATCGGTCCAGTACCTGCACATACCATCCCAGTACCTGCAAGAGAAGCACTCTTTGCCCTCGTTACGTTTATGAATGTGCCTGTTTCGTGTGGCATATAAGGGACCATATCGGTCATAATTTGACTATCTAGCCAAAATTGAGCATGTTGTATCTGATCGTCAAATCTTTCAAGGCTGATATTCGCAATCATGTTAGATGTATTGATATTGACATTTCCTAATTTCTTTTTAGCCATATAACCACCTACTTAGCCATTACTTCAAAGTGCGGAATTATGTCGTAAAAGGCACTGCCAGTAATCGCAAAGACATAATCATACTTAAGCTTCATCTCTTCGTAAAATCCGTCAATATAATCATCATCTGCAATCGGCTCTTCGTTCTCCCACTCTCCAACAATAAAAAAGTCAAAACCATTCGCTTTAGAACTAAATGTAAGTGCTTCTGACAGCTTATCATTTGCCTGTTTAGACCATTCTTTAGGCGGTAACCATGATTTACTCCCTACCATCTTTTGACCGTCTTTTAGGCTATACTGCACGTTTAATACAGCATTGTCCTGTGAGTCAGAACCATACTTTGCAATGATACTTGCCTTATCCATGTTAAGATTGCAATTATGCAAAATAGAGGGATACCATGTATCGCCCTGTTTACTCTCATATCTATTGAAAAGTGTAATTGTGTCGTTATACATCGTATCCCTCCGCTTATAATGCACCTGCTCTTTTAAAAGCTTTAAAAATCTTTTTAGACTGTAAAGCAAACCAGTCAATCATTTCTTCATTATTTGCCCAACAATCTGTGTTGCAGGACTGCCCATCTAAACCACTTTCGTACAAGAAAGCGTGCATAATTTCATGTCTAAGTAAACTTTTTTGAACTGATTCAAGGTTTTCCACGGAATCTACACTTCTTTCAAGAATTGCAGCAACTATTGTTTTGCTTGAATAATCGCAATAGCCATTTAATTCTTGCAGTTTTTCATCTTCGTTCTCGTGTCTGAATCTGATTTTATATGTAGTTCCTAAAATATTTACTTTACAATCTTTCATAAATACTCCGTTGGGTACATTCCCATATACAGCAAATTAACTCCGTTGGCATCTGTGACACCCGATAAGTAGTCTCTTATTGTGTCAGAGTATAACTGCTTTTGTGCTTCTTTATCCGCTAGACACTTATCTATCAACGTAGCCGTGCCTGTATTACTGGAAGTCACATAGCTTATACTCTCGTTTCCTGCACTCTTAGATGCTACCTGCTTACTCATCACAGTTCCATCTTCTAATGTGATATAACCCTGTGATGCTTCAACTCTCGTTTCTGCCTGTTCAATCTTATATGTGATTGACAGAAGTTCGCAAACGCATCTTTTAACTGCTTCTGCATCATCTTCATCTGTTGGAAAAGCAATCTTAAGCTTTTTGACATTGTCCACGCCTGTTGTGGCATTATCTATCTTCTTGCAAGAATCCCAGACCAGACGATTAAAGTCTGCTTCTGGGATTGTTTTCTCTCCAAAAAGGGTTTTGTAATATTCATAGTCAATGTATGCCATGAAATCACACTCCTTTTATCCGTTGGATTTAATCATACCCATACGGATGTTTTTTTCATTAAATGCTAAAGACCAATTAGTTTTAGTTCCTAACTCCGCAACTGTAGGAGATTCTTTAGCAATCTTATCAGCCTTGATACTAAATCCGTTAGGATGTAAAACATAACCCTGTTTTGTATACAGCTTCTGAATACCTGCTTTTTTCTCTGGGTCATAGTCTGTATAATAAGGGTTTTCGTAATTTGTCTTATCGCAAGTTAAAATCGAACCAGAACCAATCATAAATGTTTTGTAAACAGGTAGGGCAGGCTTGGTTGTATCAACTGTAAATCTGTCAGTTACAATTGGAATAAATCCACCGATTTTAGGTAATGTCACTTCTTTTTCTACAGCGTTAGCAATAGTGTATTTGTTGTAGTCAACAAGTCCCATTGCTTTATATTTTGCATAGATATATGAATGCATTACAAGTAATCCTAATTTGTCGTCAGAATCCCCTAATGCTTTCTGCTGTGCAAAAATCAATGTTGTATCATCAATTTTATTTGCATCAGTTGCACTGTCTCCGGATGCTGATAAATCTGTGATATGGTTTTCCATGCCGGACAAACTTAATACACCCTCTACTGTAGACATTAAATCTCTTGTCCTAGTCTGCTTGTAGAACCCTGCCACGCTGTTTGCGACATGTGTCATAGGGTCAGCGCCAGTTAATTCTTTTGTAAAATCCTGTACCTGCCATGCTTTCATTCTCTGAATCAGCATACAAGTCTGTTTACTTCCAGTAATTTCTGTTGGTGTATTATCTGTTAAACCATCATTGTTAAGCGCCTGTGAATCCTGCTCATCAATCGGTTTGTAAAAAGGAAGTGTTGCAACATTACCTTTTTCTCCAATTAAATCCATGATCGTGTTGTCCTGCACTAACACACCAGATGCAAGGATTCTATCATTCCATGTTGGGTTTTCTGTCATATAACGAGAAAATTCTTCTGGGTCAAAATAAAAACCGCCAAATAATCCTGTCATTGCCATAATAAAAAAAGTCCTTTCTACCCTAAGTGAATAGATAAGGACTTTGTATATCTTTGTCCCATCTACCTACAACTATTAAGGGATTTTTAGGTCAGCGGCTCACTTTCGTATTGTGAGTCGGTATTATATTATCTATTTGTCGTTTAATAAGGTTGCATAGTAGTCTGGGTCCTCTGCCTTAAGTTTCATTCTATCATCCAAAGACATTTCCCTTAACTTCTGTGTTCCCTTTTTCTGCTCTCCGCTGTTGAACTTAGTTGTAAATCTTGGGATATTAACATCTGGTGCTTTCTTTTCGTCAACCAAGATGTTCTCAATTGGTTTCCCATCTTTAGTAGTAAGTTCTTTAAATACATCTTCTGCATTTTTCCCATTCTCTTCTTCTAATTTCTGAATCATCTGGGAACGGATAGAGTCTTCTGTGATTGCATTTACAAATTTTTTATCAGATAAGAAATCTTTTACCTTGTCTCTTAACTCTGTCTGCTTAGCTTCTTTTGCTCTTGCTTCTTTTTCGTCTGCAAGCTCCTGTGTTAATGTTGTAATCTTAGCCTTAAGGCCGTCAACATCTTCTTTCTCTAATTCGGCTAATCTGGTCTGTACATCGTCTAAAGATATTTTGTAGTCATCTTTTTTCTTTACCTGTTTATCGTAGTCAGCTACAGTCTTGTAATTTTCAGACATCTTCTTTTTCAGATCGGACTTTTTGTCCTCTGGTACTTCGATTCCTAATTCTGCTAAAATCTGTTCGTAATTCTGCATTGTATATCCTCCTATACGATATTTGTATACCGCTCGTATGCGGTAATGGATTAAGACTTATAAACCTAAGCCAAGGTAAAAGAGAAGAGTGGACTTGAACCGCTCTTGAGCCTTTAACTCTCTCTTAAAACTTACGGGAGGAGGTTAGTTGATTGAATCACATGAGCATCAAACAATCTACTCTTTTATTGTAAGATATGGAGACTCTTTTTTTCTACTCATTTTTCTAATTTTTTCACGAAAAAAGCACCATGCAACAACATGATGCTTCAACGTTTTTTGGAGTAGTATGAAAAAATTACAGCTCTACCAATAAAGGGTCAGAAAATAAATGCTATTGATCGCCACTTTTTGTGGCTAATGGAAACAACAGGATTCGAACCTGTGACTGTCCACTTATGAGGTGGATGCTCTAACCAACTGAACTATGTTTCCACGGACCTCATGAGAAGTCCTGCCGTATTATACTTTATAAAATCAATAAAAAAAGGATTGTAACATGAAAAATCTTCGAAACAAATCACATACTAGCAAGTAAAAAAATGATTTATTCAACAACAACTATTATTTGTTACAAGTATTATTGTAAATGCTATACTATGGATTTTTCAATACACTTTTCATAAGTTTTTTCAAAAATTTCTTTCTTACATGGATAGATTTCTCCGTTTACGCCAGTAATAAGCATATCATCTTTTGTCATGAGGAAATCTCCCTCTAGTGTCGGAATGATATAAGAATTGCTGTCATATTGTCTAATGACATAACCATTATATGTAAACTTAACAGGCAGACCGTTAACCACAGTATCAGCGTTCTCTGCTCCGATTCTCATAAACTCATCAAACGTGATCGCTTCTATCTCAACAGGTTTCTTTACGTATTTAGCCATACTTTTACTCCTTATTCTGCAATCAACCATTCATTAGATAAGATATTGTTTAGTGTGTATTCCACCATTTTTGTATCTCTAATATCTAATAAGTCTCCCTTTTCTCCGTTGTCTTTATCTCTGCACTGCATCATGATAGTTTCTTTTTCTGTATCCCAGTACCAGAAACCACCCCATGATGGAAGTTTTACTTTGTGTCCTGCTTTCATTCTTTTAAATGCTTCTGCAAACGACATACCGACATCTTCCACTACAAGTTGTACTCTATAGCCATCTTTGTGTACGATTCCATCTCTTCCATCTGTAATGGATGCAATCAGTTCCTCATCTTTTGTGATATTTAGCTCTTTAAACTTTATACCGTCAATTATCATCCTTATTCTCCTTTACATCTCAAACTTGACATTTTCCCACTTCTTGTAAGCGTCCATGTACAGCTCGCTTTTATCTCCGTTGAATGTCATTTCATAATACATGCCATCAGATAATGTCGTGCTTAACAGTGCTTTGTGGTTCTGTAATGTTTTGGAATACCAAACAACATACACGTCATTCATTGTAATATGATTGTTGTCTGTCTTGTCCATATGTCCGTTCACATAATCAACAATCTTTGCTTTGCATACCGCTAAATATTCTCTACTTCCCATTTTGGTTCTCCTTTATTTCTCGTGCGTTGTCAGTGCGTTTATTAACTCGTCTCTGGTTTTTTTTAGACCCTCGATGTTGTTCCCTGTGATTTTGTTCTCAATCAGATTAAACATACTTTTCATGACTAAATTAACATCGTCCTGTTGGCTGTTAATTGCGTTGTAGTCACTGTTAAGCTTCTGCTTAATGTCTTTGATGTCTGTCTCAATTGACGTTATACGTTGCTCTAAATCGTCCGTAGGCTTCTTGTAATGCTTATAAGCTTTATACAATACGCCTACAGCTCCACCAATGGTTATAATCCACCCACACGCAACCATGAATTGATTAATAGTTTCCAAATTATTTACCTCGTGCATTATTATATCTAGTTGCTGCACCTCTAGCGGATGATGCTTGACTTCTGTCCCATCCTGCGGTGTTGAGTCTTTCGTTTTGGGTTTTCAAATTGTTCTGTCTGCAATAGTCTTTATAGGCTTGATTCTGTTTCTGCAACAGTGCAGCCTTTTTCTGATATTCCATATCAAGCTCATGCTTTAAGGCTTCGTCCTTTGCATTATCCACAGCCGTTTTCATGCCGATTAACTGCCGTTTCGTCTTTCTGATACGTCTTTCAAGCTCTCTCTGGCGTTTTTTCTTTTCGTATTCTTTGCGATTCTCTTCGCTGTCAAAGTCCTCGAACGGATTGTTTATTCCATCCCCCGGACCGTGGGAGTGTCGGCAGTTTGCCCCATGGATTCCCTGCACATTCCCCATACCACAGACCGAAAAAGGTGGAAATCTTGGGTCGTTACCGCTTTTGCTGTAAAACTTGCCTTGCCACCAGAAGTGATTGGTCAAATTGTCCCCACCGTTTCCAATTCTGGCTCCCAGATGGGCAGATGTGAGAATTATATCCCAGTCCATCTCGTCCATACGTGCGTCTGTAATATCTGCTGCCATCTGGCTTACACCAGTACGGACCGCTCTTGCCGTAGCTGTCTCTATGCTATCTCTACGTCCACTAGGGTATGTTACGTCTGCACCCTTGTCTATAATGTCGTTAACAGCTTCTTTGACCGCTTCTGTGTAGCTTGTTGTACCGCTTGCTGTCTGGTTATATGCCTTATCCACTGCATCTATGTAATTATCGTGGCAGGCGTTCGGCATCGTACCAGTGTAGTTATGCATCTCTCCCTTTGTCTTTTCATAATTCCTCTGCAACAATCGTTGTAGATAAGGACTTTCCCCGAGTGGTTTTGGTTCAAGACCTGCCTTTTTATACACTGCATCATCCCACTCTATAGCATTTATACCTGCTTCTTTCATAGTCCGTGCGATTGTATCAATTCCTATCTTTGTTGTTTGTGCAATCTCTTTCTGTACCGCTTGCAAGATATACCCTGCATCCTGCAACACGTCCATTTGCCACTTGTCAATAGGGGTAAAAAGGTAATCTTCGCCACGTCCTAGCCTTATCATCATTCGTTCGATGATTACAGATACAATTTTGTTATGCAGTTCTTCCGCCTGCTTCTCTGCTTTCTCTGGCACATACCATAAGTAATCTGGCGTTAGCATTATTCTTCATCTCCTGCACCGAATAAGTCTGGCTCTTTCGGTTGTGCTTCTTCTTCAAGTGCTTTTGCTTCTTCTTCACTGAATCCCTCAAATTTTGTTAAATAGTACCAGAAAGGAATCTTGCCGCTTACAACATAGCTATACCAACGAGAACGGTCCTCGTCCTCATTGTATGTTATGTCTCCAAAGTCATAGTAAGTCTCATACGGTCCACTTGGTGCTAATTGGTACAGATCAGCAAAGATATTAAGTGCTGCAATCAAATCATCCATGCAGAACTGTAGCTTGTCCCTAACGTCCTTGATAAACTGTATCGTTCTCTGCTGCTCTGCTTCTACGCCTGTAGCTGTCTGAATCCCTGTCGTTTCGTTAAATACAAAGTATCCATTGGAGAATCCGCACTTATACCCTATCTGTGACAGTAGGGCATTGATTCCTGTCAATCGTGTATCCGTGTTGAGACTTGGGTTTACCTCTTGATAGAATCCTTTAATGTCTGAGCTATTTACATTCTTGACGTACTCTGGCAGTCTTAACCGCTTCTTGCTTCTCTCAAATCCATCCTGTGTATTATTTACCCTTGTACCAGTCTCTAACAGCTTGTCGGAGTCTAGTAACAACATTCTTCGGCTGTCGAATATCTCTGTTGCGTTCCTGCTGTATGCAGTGTCTAAATCTTTTAGTTCTTCTATTGCTTCGTAAAAGATAGGCAGTCCTAAACTACAATGCAAGTCTACATTGTTCGCCTGCGGTGTCCTAAGAACTGCATACAGGCGTTGTCCGTTTAGGTTTGTAAGTCCTACATCTTCCAGTTCTCCCCTCCATGGTGTCTCGTCTATGTCAACGAGTTTTCCTGTATCGTTTGCATCCTTAGAAGCATAGCACCTGTTTGTGATCTGATACACATCCTCAATATATCTGTGATATTCTAGTTTAGTGTAGTATGTCTTGCCATCACTGGAAATTTCACGATTTACAAACACAATGCCTTGAATCTCTCCATTGCTTTCGTCTGTTACTATAAAATTCTCTGGTGTAATCAAGTCCACACTTGCACCGTTAGGTTTTAATACAACTGTACCGTATGCACAGCCATATTCTACGTGATGTCGTACCTGTTCTAATTCCTTGTCTATCTGCTCCTGCAACCAATTAGCTCTTGCACTACCATCTATCTCTACGCCTATTGCAAGTGTAGCAAGGCGTGCTGTCTCCGAACACACCGCTTTTGCAAAGTTGATAGTCTTGATATGTTCGTCCTTGTCTAACCAGTACGGACTGCCCTTATAGATGTATGCACACTTTTCTATAGCTCTCTGCATCTCTGGACTGGTAACAGTGTCTATTTTAAATTCATCTCTTGCCTTTTGTCTAAAAAGGTTGCTTAATATCTCTTTCATTCTGCTAAATATACCCATCTATTCCACCGCTATCAATTTAACGTTTCCGATTTTTGTTTCTATATCTCCTTGTATCAAATCGCCATTAATCGTAAGCCAAACACCACCATCATGGATAGATATTTTTTCTATATTCTCGATGCTTAACATTACATTTCCAATTTGTATACAAGTTACATCTTTTAAATTTATCATCATTATGCGTTCTCTCCTCTCCTCATGATCACTCTGTTGTATGCGTATCTCAATGAATCAATAGCATGATTGTCTCTGTCGGGGTATCCGCTTATTATATTACCGTCTTTGTCTCTATCATACTCATACGTTGTAATTTCTTTGTATGCACATGGTGTTCTCCGTGGGTCAATTACAATCTTCCTACGTTGTAGCCACTTCATGCCATATTCGACCGACCCTGGTCCTTTAACTGCTGCCTGTGCCACAAGACCTAAGTTTCTATAGTCCTCTACAGATTTAGGCTCTGCACTATCACAAATGATCGCATAATCGTTATAGCCTTTTTTCTTTATCCATTCGGCTGTTTGCTCATTCGATCGCTTATTTACACAATGCTCGTCTATAAGATAGATTGTTTCTCGTGCTGAATCGTAGTACGTCCTTGTAAATGCGTATTTATCTGGATACCATCCCCAGTCGACACCTTGGTAGATGCGGTCCATCTGTGCTATTTCTTCGTCTGTAATCTCTCTTACTTCTACATACTCAAATACTGCCCCACCGTTACCGTTAGCAATACCCAAATATTCATGTTCATAAGCTTCTGGTCTGATTGCTTTTAAATGCTCTGCTTCGTCAATAAACGGCTGTCCTAGCCATTCTTTCGGCACATCCAGATATGTACTTCTTGTAATGAGCCTGTTTTCCTTTGGCTCTTGCAAATACTGATTTGCCCAGTTGTTAGCACTCTTCGGTGGGTTAAAGCTCTTAAATATCCATGCTAAATCTCCACCACGAATAGCGGACTGCTCTATATTTCGTATCTCTTCTGGTCCTGCGAACTGGTCTAATTCCTCAAACCACACAATCGCTATGTATCCAAAATCTGGTGCTATCGACTTTATTTTTTCTTTATCGTCAGCACCACGAAAGAATATCTTCTGTCCTGTGTCTCTCATTGTAATTTCATAAGGAGAGCTTGTATATTTATAATCTTTTTCCGAGAACTCCTGTTTTGTTATTGCCCATTTGGTTTTAGCAAATACAGAATCTTTTACAGTGTTATATACTTTTCTTACAACAAGACAATGTATGTCATGATTGTTTCTCATTAACTCCGTAATAATGTTTGGGATTGTTGAGGATTTACCCGAACCACGTCCCCCCGGCAATACATATTCTGTATGTCCATGATTCCTAACATCCCTTATCATCGGGTGGAACACATCGGGGATTATATCAAGGTCCATGTGGTACGTTTTATTTCTTAATGCTTCTTCTCTTGCTTTCTTCTCTTCCTCTTCCTTTGCCTGCACTGTCAAAGCCTTTTCTAAGTCGTTCATGGCTTTTAACTGATCTGGAAAGTCTGGCGTAAATCCAAAAGAATCTTGCAACGCACCAGTGGCGATCATTGACCGTCTTCGCTGTATGTCTGCAAGACTCATAATATCATAGCCATTTTCTTTGTCTGTTTTGGCTTGTAGTTCTGCTATATATTCTTTCACTCCATGCTTTTCAATGATGTTCTTTTTTGCGTTCTTCGCTGTTGCAGGGGAATATCCTGCTTCGATAGCGGCTTGATAATCATTCCCACCGTTTTTAATCCATGCATGAGCAAATGTTCTTTGCTTCTGTGTAAGTTCATTACGCATTTATTTGCCCATTCCTTTCTCGTATACTTGCCCATATGTCAGACAGGCATTTAATTATGTCCACTTGTGAAGCAGTTCTTAGTATCTCATACCGTGTATCTCTCCAACCTTTTCTTGTATTCTCATATGCTTTTATAGACAGGATGTACATTGTTATCATTCGTTTCTGATCCTCTGAATAGAATTGTGTTGTGTCTAAGCTTATTACAAATCCGTTTGATACTATTGCTCTTTGTAGTTTTCGCATAATTCTATTTAGATTCATCTTCTCACATCCTTTCTTGGTTTATATATATTTAAACAGACCGTTAGGCAAGCGTCACATCTCTTCTTTTTGTCTCTGTCACAATATCGCAGTGTACGCAATCGTTACAGCAATTCTTTAGTTTGTTATTAATCAAAAAAAGACACCTCCCGACTATGGTTATTATCTAATATAATTATACCATGGTGGAAAGTGTCTTTGTTAACACTCTTTTTATTCTTATTTTTCTTGATCTGGTCCCCAAGCAATCCCGAATTTTTTCTTATGCGCTTCGGCGTATTTGTCAAAAAATTCTTGATCAGATGAAAGACTTAATTCATACGCTACATTTTCTCGCAAATCTGCATCCATTAATTTTAGAGTTTCGTCAAAATCAATTTCTTTTCCATACCGGTTTTTTACGTTCATCCGCATACCTCTTTTATTATCGTTTACTTTACTTCTATACTCGTCTCTTTCTTTCAACAGTGTGTCAAGATTTGCTTTCTCGCCCCGATTAATCCGTGCCCTTGCATTTCTAATTTGTGATTGTTTGTACCGGCAGTAATCGCCACAAGTGTTGCTTGCAGTTGTGGAATGAAATTTTTTACCGCAGTATTCACAAATTTTTTGCTTTTTGCTGTTCTTTTCCAACTTCTTCTTTGTCTGTTCTGTCTCTTTATTATAAGCACTTTTATATTCTTTTTGCAATAATAAGCCTGCTTCGTGTTGACATTTTTCCGAACAATATTTTTGACGTCCTGCCGTTACAATATATTCTTTTCCACATAGCTCGCATTTATCGACACTACCAAGCTTTCTTTTAGCTGTTTTTCCTTGTCTAAATCTCTTTTGTGCTTCTTTGGTCCGTATTTTTCTACAATTTTGACAATAAAAAGCCCTAGGACCGCCGGGAAACTCTTTACCGCACATTCTGCACACTCTAATTCTCATTACATTAGACTTTCTTTTTTTCGCACATTCGTCACAATACAACTTATCTGCACTACCATAAAAAGACTTGCCACAATCCAAGCAAGCCTTTTTTGTTCTATATTTCATTCTTCGCCCTCTATGATATTTAAATACACCCGATGCCATTTATTACCATTCTCTAATGCGTTAAATAACGGCTTGTCGTTCAAGTCGTTCAAAACATCATGAACAGTGTAGCGATCGCCCCACGTTGTTTCAACCATAAGATCGCCCATGTAGTTTTCATACATGTTGAAACTGCCGTTTTCTGGTAGCTCTACAATTAACTCATCGTAAATATCAGACCGCGGAGCCATGTAACTATAAACTATTCTTTTTTCTGCTCCTAAAACGCCATAATTGGCGAAAATTTTAAATTGATTTTTCATTTTTCAACACTCCTTTTATCCTTTACATACTCTTTATGCTCTTCCAGAAATTTCCCGAACATTTCTTTTTCAGCTTTCTCTCTTGCTTCTCTTGCATCTTCTTTATTGTTATATCTCCCAAGATTGTAATTTTTACCTTTAAATGTTATTTGTGCAACCCACTTATTTCTGTTTTTGTCCCAAGATACACCTTTTATACCAGATTTGTTCGCTTTAGATATTTTCATTGTTAGATTTCTAATACTAGTCCCATCTATGCACTGTTTCTTTGTCTCTGCGGCTATCCTTTTTCCCTGTTCTATTTCATGCGGTTTTCTTAGACATCCGCAACTTTGTACTCTTCCTTTTGTAAGACTTCCGCTGTCAACAAAATTTACATTTCCGCAATCGCAAATGCACTTCCAAATAATAGCACCGTTAGATGCTTTTTTTCCTGTAGGCTCTATTGCTGTTAGCCTACCAAATTTTTTACCAGTTAGGTCATTCATCTTTATTCTGGTAGTGCATCCACAGTTTTTCCCATTTTTTATGTGTTCTGCTCGTGTTATGAATGTTTTCCCACATGCAGGGCAGACAACTTTTGCCATTGTTCTTTTGTTTTCTCTGTAAACTTCCAATATTTTGAATCCGTTTACTGTCTTGCCCTGCATTTCTAACCATTTTGTTCTCATATTAGAACTCCTGCACATCTGTCACTTTTAAGTAGAAAGCTTCTTCCGCTTCGTCCTCTCCATTATCTATTGTGATCTCGAAGAAAATCTGTACTTCGCACTCGTTAGAGTCTGTAGCTGTATACACCACATTCCCATCCTGTTTGATGTTTTCTGTAGCTCCATCATCGAATACACTGTAGTATCCAGATTCCATCATGAAGTTATCTAAATCTGTGAAGCTCATTTCCTCGTTTACAAGTTCTTTTTTGATTTCTTCTACTAATTTTTTCATGACTCATATCTCCTTTTCTTTTTGCTTATCTCCTTTAACTGTCTTTATTATACATAATATTTATGTATAAGTCAACACTTTTTTCAAATAAAATATTTTATTTTTTCATCATCTGTTATTTCTACTTCTATTACATCATTTACATTTTTTCTAAGCATACAGCAAATAGCATTAAGACTTTTCATATTTATTGGTTCTCCTCGCTTTATCTTTGCAAGTGTTCCCTCGCTTAAATACTTGTTTTTTCTTATTATATAAGAAGTATACCCTTTTTTCTTTAATTCTTCCTGTACATCTAATTTATATTTTATCATCGTTTTCCCTCCTTTTACATTATTATAGCATACTGTTTATTTTACTTCAAGAATTTTATACATAAATTTTATGCACTTTTCTATTGACGTATGCATAATTTTTATGTATAATAAAAGCAAGTTAAAGGTGAACGATAAATCAGAAAGAGGTGTTATCATGAAATATTTTACAGCCAAAAACTTACAGGAACTCAGAAAAGAATACAAAAAATTAATGGTAGCCAACCACCCGGACAACGGTGGAGACGTTGTTACATGTCAAGAGATTACAGCCGAATACAAGAAACTGTTTGACATGTTCAAGGCAGGGCAGACACCAGAAGAAGAAAAGAAAAATACATTTGATTACAAGGCAGACGAAGCCTTAAGAAATGTTATTAATAATATTGTTTCTTTCGATGGTGTAAATATCGAGGTAGTAGGCTCTTGGATTTGGGTAGATGGTAATACATTCCCGTACAAAGAAGAGCTAAAGAAGTTAGGCTTTAAGTGGTCTAAGAATCGTAAAAAGTGGCACTTCTCAACAGAGCCATCTGGAAAGTGGCATAAAAAGAAAATGTCTTTCGAGGACATTCAAAGAAAATACGGAAGTGAAAAAGTAAAGACTTCCAATGTTTCAAGAATTGCATAGTAAAAGAGATCTGGAAGAACTCAAAAGCTCCCAGATCTCTTTTTTATTATTATCTCGTAATCATATCCCATTATACCCAAAAAATCCTTTAAATCACTTAAGGATACTTTTTTATTATTAAATTTGTTGTTTAGCTGCTGCGGTGTTGACAATCCTAAGAGCTGTGACGCTTCTGTCATTGTCATGCCGTTCCTTTTTAGTAGTTCTTTGTAGATTTCTTTTAATTGCTTGTTGTCCTTGTAAGTAAAGTTTATATTGTATTCCATCAACCACACCTCTTTTCTGTTTTTAAATCATTATAATTTAAAATATATCATATGTCAAACGAAAAAAGTTTATTTTTATCATTGACATTTAAACTAAAATCATTTATACTCTAGTTAAAGATAAACGAAAAACATTTAAAAGGAGAAAAGAAGATGAAAGAATTAAGAAAAGAAATTGAAAAGTTAGTCGAAAATGAGGACTTCGTTTCTTATGAAGAATTTATTTACGAACTGGAAGAAGAAAAAGAAGAAGTTAAAAAATATCTCGAATGGAGAGCAAACGGTGGGAAGATGAACACTGAAACACTTCCAGACGGATATGTAGAAGCTTGTAAAAAGATTTTAGGAGGGATTGAAAATGAATAAAGTAATCGCAAGACACAAATTTTGGTTACATCAAACAGAATGTAATATTTCCACAGCTTATGTGGAAGTATTACACGAATACCAAACCGTTGTAATGTATATGGATGATTTTGAAGAAATTGATTCTTATACAACTTACAGCAAGCAAGAAGCCTTAAGGCTCCATGAGTCACTTGTTGAACAGTGGAAAGATAAGCTTAATAAAAATCGTCTTGTCAAGGCTGATCGTGACAGTCTTGTAATACCTGCATAACATACACCACCCACCCCGGAGGTTACGAGGGTAGAAAAGGAGATAAAAATGGTAGAAATATTTGGCAGAGAATTACCCGATGATTGTAAAAAAGCGATCACTGCACTAAAGAAATTAAAAGTGTACTTCGCTATGAATGATGATACAATTGATAACTTTGCTGATGTCTGGTTTCGTGTGCAGCATGAATGTGATATGTACGAAGAAATGCAAGATAGTAACGAATTGACCTATCAAAGTTACATCGGTGCTAAAAATTGGTTGGAGAAATGGAGACACTTATATATTAAATATGAAGACAAATAAAAGAAGCAGGGGGTTAGTCCTCTGCTTCTTTTATTACATTTTTTAAATTGTCTTTTAACATCTGCACACACTCGTTGAATCCGTCACGTTTACCGCATAGATACATGTTGTGACCGCTGTAATCGTCCATAGATGGAATTAATGTACATAGAGTATATATGTCTTGCTTATTCATCTTTTCTCCTTTTCTAGCCGTTCACAGGTCTTTACAAGTGCATTTACTTCTTTACATTTTTCAAGATACATCTTGTCCATGTCTTTTATTGCCTGCGGTATTAGTCCTATATCTTTGTACTCTATAAGCTCTTTTAATGCTTTCACTATAATGCGGTCCAATGGTGTTACAATATTAGCTTCATAAGATTCTAGTGCGTTTCTGACATCATCAATATCTAATCGTGTTTCTTTTTCTTGCCAATACATCACATTTGCTCCTTTCCATATAGTTTGTCGTATTTCTCGCAAATATTATCATATTCAGTCGCCATAAGGTCAATTTTTTCGTGTCTTTTTTTCATCCCATTAATTTCATCGGGTGTTAGTCCTGTCTCTTTGTACTGTATAAGTTCTTTTAATGCCATTACTGCCACTTGGTCCAATGGAGTTTTTACAATAGCTTTATAGGCACTCAGTGCGTTTCTGATAACATCAAGATTTAGATTCTCTGGTTCTTCAATCTCTTCCATTCTTTCAAACATCTCATACATCGTAACGCCCAATGCTCCTGCTATAGTCATAAGATTAATGTGTTTTGGTTCTTTTTCCCCAAGTTCATATGCTTTAATATCAGTGACTGTATAACCGCATCTTTCAGCAAGTTCTTTTTGTGTCATTCCTTGTGCTTCTCTGGTTTTCTTTATTGCTTTAGCTGTACTAATCATTTTCTTCCCCTCCTGTTCCTGTTTAAAGCATTCCGTTTCATAAATTTTTCTTTTGATAACGACTTATAATAAGGATTTTTCCTTTTGATAACGTTCTTCTCTTCCTTGCAATCGTCTTGAAACTGTTTATAGCCGTCACATAGGGTATGGCAATTATAAGTTCTTCCTGTGGCTTCTGTACACCCATAGCACGGATTATCTTTCCCTCTCATAATAACGCCCCCACTTTATACATCTTCTGGACTTCTGTTATTTGCTTTGATAACGTCAAATCCATCTGGATAACGTTTCTCTAATTTTTCAATGTTCATTTGCATAATTTCATCCAACGACCAATTAAATGATTCACAAATCATAGCAACATACCACATTACATCCCCAAGTTCTTTTTTTGCGTGTTCCTCGTCAAAACTACTTTCATGGAATATCCATTTTTTAACCATGTCAGTAAGTTCTACAACTTCTCCAGATAATCCGAATAAGCCGTTAATAATTCCACCCAAGTCAATCCCTGCGTCTGGTACGTTGTCCTCTACTCCCTGTTCTAAATTATCAGCCATATTCATTATTCTTTCTATTCCTAATCCGTCATTAGTTCGCATTGCCTTTACTTGATATTCTTTACCGTTCATTTATAACACTCCTTTATAACTTGATAACCCTTTGTCCTCTGTCATATTGATTAAGTATCTTATCTAATGCATCTTCTGCTTTTTTATGTGTTTTGAATGATTGTATTGTGTAAATATATCCATTCATTAGCTCACATTCTACATTCTCTTTGCTTGCCCGAATTTCAAGAACATTATCAAGATTCAAAATCTCTCTATCTTTTGTCATTATTAACATGTAAGTCCTCACTTTCTCCCCAGTCTAACCGATTCCCACACTCACAAACTTCTGTCCATTCTGCTACATAACTTTTACATTTAGGACATCTGTATAACGCCACGTCTTTCCATTTAAGGCTTTTGTGCCGTTCTCTTATCGGCAAACTGTGTAATATTTCTCCAATATGCTTATAATCTTCTAACGTCATTGTAATCGTATCTCTTGCTTTAGCGGACTGGCAGAAACCACTGACTACCAGTCCTAAGAAAACACCAATGATAACAAGTAAGATTTTTAGTATCATTCTTTTATCTCCACTTCTTTATAGATATTCACTGCGGTATCACTGACAACATTATCTTTTGTTAATTCAACCTTATATCCTTTATCTGTAATGTTTTTCACAAACTCTTTAAGTGGTAACACATCTTTCATTGCATCTGGATAATATATTTTTGTTGCTTTTTCTAAAACTTTTACCTGCTCCGTTCTCTTTCCAACAAGTTCGCATACATTTTGCGACTCTTTATCTGTATTTTTTTCATCAATTCTGCTTACATAATCTTTCAGTTTTTCGTCAACTATTTCAGAAAAAACCATGTCTTTTTCACAGTCATCACAAAATTCACATGAATCACAGATATTTCCGTTGCAGTAATCTTCTAACACATCTATCATCTGTTCTCTTGTCATTTTTCATCATCTCCAATCTTTCTATAAGCTTCCTCTACTTCTTCGCTCGTAGCTGTTCCATAACTAATTTTTCTCGTTATGCACGGTACTTGCCCTTTAAAAATGCAAATAGGGCACACTCTTTTACGGCAATAATTTTCTAATTCTTTTTCCTGCATTTCTCTTTTTAATTTGTTTGTATTTAAATTTAATCTCATTGTTGCAATAATAGAACCCGTTTTTGTATCAGTCACACTCATCATTGCTTCTTCGCAAGATTGATAAGAAATTTTCGTATCCAATACTCCAACATCTATTTTATTTGCCGTAATTATCTTTTCTATGCTTTTTAAAAAGTCGTGTGCCACCTGCTCTGCTATTGTCATTCCTTTACCTCCACTTTGATTCCATACAAAAATTCATAGTATTCTTGTAATCCCTCGTTACTCAACCATTCAAACGGCATCCTTTTTACACATTTTTTATAACATTTGCATTCTTTGCATGGTGTGCCAACAGGGTCGCAGTAAGCAACTATAGCTTTTTCCACTTCACTTCTTGTCATTTTTTTAGGTTCATATCGTTCCATAGTAATCTTCATATCAACTTCTCCAACGATACGTCCTGCTTTTTCGTCTTTTATATATGCCTTTTCTCTATCGAAACTTACGCTTAATTGCATAGCAGGAATATTTGACTCTTTTATGCAATTATATAAGTGGCTTTGAAATCTCTGTGTTATTATTTCATTTATTGTTATTGTTTCATTTTTAGTCATTCTCCCACCTCTAAATCTTTCGCAAGCTTGAATCCTGTTCTACCAACGTTTCTAAGATTCTCTTTAATTAGCGTCTTTTTCGGTGTCCTGTTTCTGTCGTACCAGTTCCAGTCGTTGTCCTCTCTTGCTTTTATCTTTGTTTCATAACTTTTCTCATACTGATATTCTTCTTTTGCCATCTCTAGGCAAGCGATCATGTAATCTATTTGTTTGATAACGTCCATGTTCTTTCTCCTTTACCACATAAGTTGTCCGTTTTCTGCTACTTTAAATTCTCTTTGCCCTGCAACATTCTTATCTTCTATCCACCACAGGTATACTTCTTCTCCAGATTCCCACTGTGTAGGAAGATTCTTTGCTTTTCTTACTTCTAACATCCTATCAAATGCTCTGATATAATTTAGCTTGAATGTTGGAAAGTCGTAAAATTCCTTTAATCTTCCTTTTCTGCCTGCCATTGGGCAACCGATGCATCCAACTCTTTTATATCCACATTGGTACAATTTATTAGTGCATATATGCTCTTGATCTATGTAGCTCCATATATCCTCCTCTTTCCAATCAACAATGGGATTTACAACCATCTTGTGCTTCTGCATGCACAATTCAGTGATTCTTCTTTTAGAATTGTTGTCATTGTTGAGCATTACAGAATCATCAAACAATTCCTTTGTTTTAACTGATGCCCCTATCTTTTCAAATTCTGATCGTGTGTGTTTCCTTTTTGTGCTTTCATCCCATCTAACACCTGTTGCCACGTATCTTCCCATGCCTGATGTTTCTTTTAATTCTTGACAACAATATCTTACTAGCCGTGTAGGTGGCATAAGTTTCTCAGGAATTAGATTCCACATTGTGATTCTGGTTCCGTCTGGATTCCTTGGATAGTTAATACTGCACTTTATCCCCCCCCCTCTTCCAATTTCTTGAAATTGTCACGGACGTGCCACACTGTTTGTGGTGCATCCGCTGTGGTGTGACTGTGCTGTACTTCAAAAGGAACTCCAGAACGTTTGAATAGTTCTAACAATACATCTGAGTCCTTGCCACCGCTGTATGTACAGATAAGTGGTTGTTTGTAATATTCAAGACTCATTTCTGATGCTGTTTTGATTCTTTCTATTGCTTTTTGTTCTAAGTCCATTGATACTCCTTTACTTCATCATGTTTCTGTATGGCTCAAAGAAATCTTCTTTTCTTAACTCCATTTCACATTTAAGACAAATGAATTTGCTTTGTATTTTCATATCTGAATTTATTTGTATATACTCTCTTCCAACATCTTCATTGAATAACAAGCTATTACAATATTTGCATCTTGCTACTGGCATTTTTCTTTTACCCCACATCCTTGATATTAAGTTCTGCTATCGCAGGTATAAATCTCATATATCCTGCATCTCTTATAATCTCGTTTTCTGTTAAATCCACGATTTGTTTCTTTTCTTTTTCTGATTTAACTACAAGATAATAATGTTCATCTCTCACACCCATACATACATCTCCAATCTTGAAATGACTTAATGTGTATGCTTTAATACTTGGTTGTTTTGCATTAATCTTCATCTTCTTCCTCGCTTTCAAATTCTTCAATCTCTCGCCATGCAACTACTTCTGCAAGTCCCTCTTCCGCTGCTGTCGTAAACTCTGTATCTACATAGCCTAAAGATACAGGATCAAAAATGTCATGATAAAATCCAAAGCCAAGCACATCATCATACTGCATTGCTGCTCTTGGAAGCTCTTCTTCATTATCCTTTTGCACTACCTCAAACCATGTATTACTTGGATAATTCGCATCTGGCAGGTCATTCGGATTCTTTCTTAAGTCGTGCCATCTATATTTTTGTTGCTTATTGAACAACCATGACACTACATTTAACACCTGCTTTTTTGTGATACTGTTTATTGTCGCTGCATCTAATACCTGCTGTATTGCTTCATATTTTTCATCTTCCGTAAACTCCTTTGAATCAATTTGCATAAATACTGCGAACGCTTTTGTAAAATTCATTCCTCTCCCTCACTTTCTACCCCAAAGATGTATTTAATGATTCTGTCTCTTCCTATTGACTCGATCGCATCAAATACAAGTTGTTTTGATGTGAATACCACCGCTCCCTGTGGTCTGTAATCGGCCCACACATCATAATCAAGTTCTTCATTGTATTCATCATGCAAAATGAAATAACTATCTTCGAGTGTTGGGTCATTGTGTTCCTTTGCATATCGTTCAAGTTCAACTTCTACTTTTCTTTTTTCTCTGGCAAGCCACGCTGACTCTTCTGTGAAAAAGACGTTTCCTAATTCCCATCTTCCTTCATCTAAAGAATCATTCGTCCACCTGCTTTGTATAACAGCTCCATCATTACTAATACAAAAATATTCTTCTGATTGTCGTGGTTTCCTTACCTTTACACCCTGTTCCTTGTCTGGTTTTTCTCCATTCATCTTCCCAACGAGTCTGTAAAACTCTTTTTCTTCTGCTTCTGTTAGATTTTTAATTCCCATATTTAATCCTCCTTATTTGTTAAATAATCTTCTATGGCTTGATCTAAAAATCTACTACTGATAAACCAACAATCAATGTATGTTGTTTTATTTTGTTTGTTATATATCAATAGACTTTTGTTTTTAACATTTTTCAATGTTATTCTCATCATGAGTGTATCTGTATTATTGCTTAACTCATCAACTCCTAAAACCGTGTTTTGTGTAAGTTGATTTAGCTGACTTGTAATACGCTGTAAACACGTTTCTTTACAAATTACTTTGTTCCATGTTGGTTTCAAACATCTAATAGTTGTATGTGTATCGTTTCCCTCATCAACATTTGACAAAATAAAACAATCATCTAATTCTTTTATTT